TTGTGTGGTGTAGCTGTAGTTACAGAGAGAATTCCTGTCACAGAATCATAACCTGTTCCCCTTACAACTTGTATTTTGTTACCATCCTGATCACCAGACGTAACTGTAATTGCATCTTTTTCTGCACGAATAAAATTATGAAAAGATGGTCTGAAAGTATGGGGTAAAGTTTTTACAATACCTGTATTTGTCTCAAAATTGGTGGATCCAGCACCAACTTTATTAACTGTAAATGCAACTTGTGGTGCGGGAAATATCGAACTTGTTATACCTGCTGTAGAATCGCAAGTAAAAGCAATTCCTGCCATTGTAATCTCATCATTTATACTAAAGTTATGTGGATCTTGAGTCGTAACTGTAGTTAAACCTGTAGTATGATCATACTTAACATCATTAATTGTTGTTATACCTGTTTGTTCACCACTGATGACAATTGAATCTGATAGAACAGCATTTCTTTGAAGAACGAGTCTACCATCAATTAAAATAATTGAGTCATTTGGAGGTATTTCACCATCCTTTATAATTCTATTATTTCTGACATTTCCTGCTGTTCTTGTAGCAACACTTGTTCTTCGATGTGTAAATGTTACAGTTGGAAAAGTATTCACCCCAACATTTGCGACCTGTGCAAACAAAACAATCGCAGATGTTCCAACTGGAGCCTTATACAATTCTTGTTGTCCTGGAGCAACTGGAACTGCAATTGTCAAAAATTTATTTAGTGGTGCGATTGCCATATTATCTTAATGCTAGTATTAATGGTGTAACTTCTGCTTGCAATGATCTACTAAAGTCTCTTCCTGAAATTGTTGAAGTTGTTTGATTTATTTGTAATCCTGAACCAATATCAAAGTTACCTTTTTGATCGGTTGATGTAAATGGAATTTGTGCTCCATCTTTTGCTACAATTTCATTCTCTTTTATAGGAATTGCACCTTGTAGGGGTGTCGCTATATTTATATCTGTACCCGTACCAACATATTCAAATGAATGAGAACTTGTTAAGACTCGACTAATTCTTTGAAGTGTAAATGGATCGTCTGGAAATAACTCATAAGGAACAAATTCATTAAAAGTTATTGTAGTTATTCCACTTGGATTTTCTGTTTGAGTTGCCGATTCAACTGTAAAATATATTGGTTCCATAACAGCAGTGGCAATTCCAGTTTCACCTTCAATATCTACAACTATATTTTGAGTCGGAAGATAATTTCTACCCTGTGCCACCACATTAATTGCAGTTATGTTTCCAGTTGGACTCACTGTTGCTGTAGCCTCAGCGATAATTCCTTGTGGTCCTTTTGGTTCAAGTTCTCCATCAGCATCTCTTATTAAAACACTCGGTGGATCAAAAGCACTATATCCACTTGCATCAGCACCTTCAATTAAATTTATAGATCTCAACTGTCGAAGTGGAGCTGTAATTCTTCCAGTTGCTTGATCTGCAGGAGGCACATCTGGATAATTGGATAAATCTATCTTAAAATATAATGCTTGCCCATCAAACGGTCTTCGAACTGCTCCAGTAAAAGGCATCGTATTATTTCCATCAGAATCATCTTTAACATTTGCACAAACAACAGTATCTTGACTATCAGCTGAAGTGCTTAGTATAAGTTCATTTGCCGTATTTGTATTACTTACAATTCCTGTGAACTGAGTTGATCCTAATCCAACTGCCACTAAACCAAAATTACCAAAAGATGAGTTTGAGTTTGTCAGGTCACACTGTGCACCAGATCCTGCAAAAATACCAATATCACAGTTAATAGTAAATATTGAAACTAATTGTGCATATGCATCATTTGTTAATGAAACACCAATACCATTCTCATTATATTGTGTGAAAGAATCACATACCATGGATTTTAAATCAGCACCTATCGTAGATGCAGTAGCATGATCTCCGTTTATTTTCATTCCAATACTACTGGTCATGAAGTTTGTGCAGTTTCTTACATAGGGTGATCTCCACCTTCCACTTGGGCCTTCAGTTGCAGGACCAGGATCTTTATAACCACTAACTGCACCATGTCCAGCACCTGATGGTGGAGGAAACGCAACACATGCTGATCCATCATAACCAACTCCAACATTTGATCCACCAAAGTTTAAATTCTCAATTAAACATCCTCTTCTTACATGAAAAACATCTTTGTTTTTATTTTTTGGTTTAATTATAACCAAACGAAGATCCTCTCCTGTAACTGAAACATCAGTTCTTAACCCGATTGGATTATTCTCTTCATAAACACCAGGTCTAATTTTAATTGTATCAGTCTCAACTGCTATTGATGCTGCAGCACCAACAGTTGCCTTTGCATCACCTTCAAGTAATCCACTATTACTATCAGATCCACTTTTTGAAACCCATATTGTTCTTTTAGTTTGAACTCCAGATGGTCTCCATGAAACACCAGTTCCGACTGATGCTAGACGATAATCATACTCAACATATTGTCCTGAAGAATGAAGAACACCACCACTTGCAGATTCAAAATTGTGTGTAACTCCAGCAGAAAGTCCACCATCACCAACATCAACTGAGAAACTATTATCATCAATTTTTGTAATAACCAACCATTTACCACTATTTGGATCTTTTGATCTTGGATATGATTGATTAAGAGTTACTCCCTTATAAGTACAACTAAAAGTTATTGTACCATCGGGTATCTGTATAGAATCACCAGTCACAAAACCATGATTTGCAATGGTTATGACCATTATGCCAGTTGTTGAATTATATGATGCATCTGTTATGTCATTTGAGAGATTCTCGGCAACTGTGGTACCCACGTTATCATTACGATCTTTAATCGTGCTATCAAAATCAACCGTGCTACTGAATGTTGAGATACCTGCAACTTTAAGGGTTTCACTAATATTAGTGATATCTAATTCAGTTCTTCCATCTACATCTAAATCGGCATCTATATCAACAGCACTCTTAAATGTTGAAAGACCACTTACTTTCAAAGTGTCTGTCTCTGTATGACCAGTTACATTAATACCACTATCATTTGTTTCTAATTTAAGGTTTCCTGAAGAATGTAATTTAACGTTATATGGACTACCACCCTCTACTATGATACCATCTGTTCCATTTGTACCTTGTATTTTAATATCCTTGTCAGAATTCGTCTGTTGAATGAATAAATCACCAGTTTCTGCTCTGATATATGAATCACCATCATGATATATCTCTAGTCCGTCTGATGTTCCAAATATTAATTGTTTATCATTTATTAATCTAACATTATCATTAAATGTTGAAAGACCTGTGACGTTGAGAGTTTCACTAATATTGGTAATATCTAATTCAGTTCTTCCGCTTACATCTAAATTATCATTTATATCAACAGCAGAACCGAATGTTGATAAACCTGTGATATTTAAAGTTTGTGATTCAAGATTTCCAAAGACTGTGATTCCAGATCCAACAGTTCTTAATTTTTCTATATTGGTAGTAGTTCCATCCTCAGATGCTCCAACTAGACTGACTGCACCACTATGTCCAATACTTACAGTTCCAAGGTTACCTGGTATTATGTTTATCCCAGAAATAAGTGCAGTATTTGTCTGACCTATTGATATGACATCAGAATCTTTCTGTATAACTGATCTTAAAAATCTATTATCATTACCTTCACCAGCAACTTCCAATGAATAAATACCAAAGTTTTCATTTACAATAATTGCACTATCTTCTCTTGTTTCTCCACTTGGATGTGGAGCAGTAAATGATCCACCCGTGAGGTGAATCATATTTGAGGTTATTATGCCTGAATTTGATATTTTATTTGTAAATATCTGATTATTAAATGTAGATACACCTACAAAAGTAGATATTCCACCCACTCGAAGTGTTTCATTAATATTGGTAATATCTAATTCAGTTCTTCCGCTTACATCTAAATCAGAATTTACATCAACCGCACTACCAAATGTTGAAAGACCTGTGACATTAAGAGTTTCACTAATATTAGTGATGTCTAATTCAGTTCTTCCGTCTACATCTAAATCTTGATTTGCATCTATATTTCCTTCGAATGTGGCAGTTTCAGAAACATTCAGAGCATCTAAATCTGTTGTACCGTCTACATCTAAATCAGCATTTGCGACTATATTTCCATCGAATGTAGCAGTTTCAGAAACATTCAGAACATCTAAATCTGTTGTGCCATCTACATCTAAATTAGCATTTGCATCTATACTTCCATTGAATGTGGCAGTTTGATCAACACTTAAAGTTCCTAGTAACTTTGTATTTCCAATTACATCTAATTTAACACTTGGAACAGAACTTCCAATACCAACATTTGTCATTCTGTAGATGCCAGTATCTAATCCTACGTGTCCCTCTTCAACTCCCCAAAAATCAGAAGTAAATACAGTAGCTAAACCAGAACCTGCTGGAGTAGAAGTATCAGCAGCAGTCGCAGTTACATTATCAACTCCAATACCAAAACTGTTTTCCTGTGCAAAATTAATCGATGTAAAAGTTTGAGCAAGTCCAGCAACAGGAACTGATTGACCTTCATTCTCTATTTCAATTCCATCTCCCTGTCCTGGTGCAATTTGTGTCCATCGAATACCAGTTCCAGTCCTCTTTAAAAAGAAGTTAGCTGCTCCAGGTTGTCCCGCACTATCGTAAATGTTTCTTGAAATTGAAATACTACCATCAACAACGAGTCTTAAAGATCCTTGTTCGGCATCACTATATTCGTCTGCATCAAATGGTATAGGTTTAATAACATCAGTTCCAAGTCCAACTCCTGATGTTCGAATACCAACATCATTTACAATTAAATCACCTGAAGATATAACACCATTACTACTTGTTTCGAATTTTTTATAATTTGCATGTAATAATTCTACACCTGCACTGTTTGTAAATACTGCGTAATTTTGGTTGTCAGATTGATTTGTTAAAGTAATTTTATTCGATCTTATATCAAGAGTTCCACTGGCATCTTCAATTTCACTACCTCCAGCGGTTTTAACATTTACGGTATTAAAAAAGGTAGAAACTCCAGCAGAACTTAATTGTTTTGTAAACAAAGTGCTTTTTTGAGTTGTGATGCCACTTAATGTTGATATACCTGTTACTAAAAGAGTTTCTAGCTCTAAATCTTTTATCTTTGCTTTTCCAAATACATCAAGTAATTCTGTTGGATTTGTAGTTCCGATACCAACTTTACCAGGATTTAAAAGTGAATTTGCACTTAATACTGTTCCACCTATACCTACTTTTAGAAAATCTCTAACTTCTAAATCAGGAAATGATAAACCTTGATTAAAAGTAACTTGACTTGTAAATGTAGCAATACCAGTGATTGAAAGACTAGATGAACTAATTTCAGGAACAGACAAAGATCCCCTAATATCAACATCTTTTAGAAAAGTTACATTTTCATTAAATTGTGCCTCATTACCAGTTACAGATATATTTGACATATTTTAATCTCCCATACACAAATTATCAATACTTACTTCAACGTCAGTTAAGTTTGTATTACTAATAATATTCAGTTTATTTACATTAAAACTTTTATCTGCCATTGATATTTTTAGTTATTTATGTTGTTATTACTTAATACCAAGTTGACCACCAAAAGATAGTCCATTACCTGTAAATCTCACAGAATATTCTCCTTCAACGTTAGGAGGATCAGGATCAGGTGGATCGGCAGTACTAAATCTTAAACTTGTTTTATCTGATATTCCTGCATAAGAATTACCTGCTGCATCATCAAAAGCTGTAGCAGCAATTTGAATATAAAAAACTGTATCATCTGCTAAATCACTACTTGGGTTTATTGTTATCTGACTGGTTCCTGATCCCGTCACCTGACCACTTGTTACAGAAATAGTCTCTATGACAGAATCATCCGACGCCTTATAGATAACAATATTTCCACTTTCTACATCTACTGCTTCAGAAAAATTAAGAACAATATTTGTGTCTATTGCGACTCCTGTAGCATCGTTAGATGGAACAGAACTACTTAAAGTTGGATTAGTAACATCACTAACCACAGTGGTAAATCTTAAACTTGTTGTATCTGATATTCCTGCATAAGAATTACCTGCAGCGTCATCAAAGGCTGTAGCAGCAATTTGAATATAAAAAGTTGTGTTTGTTGCTAAATCACTACTTGGGTTTACTGTTATCTGACTGGTTCCCGATCCCGTTACCTGACCACTTGTTACGTCAATCGTTTCTATAACAGAATCATCTGATGCCTTATAGATAACAATATTTCCACTTTCTACATCTACTGATTCGGAAAAATTAAGAACGATGTTCGCATTTAATGCGACTCCTGTAGCATTGTTAGATGGAGAAGAACTACTTAAAGTTGGATTAGTTGTATCAATAGCAGTATCAAAAGGAACAATTGCCAATCCACCCTGTATACTATTTTTATCAGACCAATTTGTATCATTTGCACTGGTTGATTCATTACCATAATAAAAATCATTTGTATCTTGTTGACCAATTGATGATAACCAACTTTTTATATTTGCAGAAGTCCAAGTTCGATTATATTGTAATTTTGTGGCAATTAAACCAACTGCAACTGGACAGGCAGAACTCGTTCCATTAAAATATCTATCGTAACTACGAGGAGATTGTACAGAATTATAGGTATAAAAAGAATCATAACGAGAATATCCACTCGTTCTATTATCAGAAGCTGCAAATGTCATATCTGCAACAGAATAAAGATCAACAAAGTCACCAGTACTACTATAATTTACTTTTCTTTCTTTCCCAGATGAAAAATCATCATCTAATGCTCCAATTACAATTGTATTATTAAATGCAGTTGGAAAACCTCCCCTATTAAGAGTTTTATGATAAGTCAGTCCATCATAAGAAACAAAAAATTGTGTTGAACTTAAAGAACTGTTAGAACCAGAACCAACGTAATTATTATAATCTGAGTGAGTGCTTTTAACCATCTTTTGATTACGGTTTCCAGCAGAACATACAAAAATAACTCCTGCTGCAGTCATTTCATTTGCAGCAGTCATAGTTGATCCACTTACAGGTTCACACTGGATAGCACTACCACCCTGATCAAGAGTTCGATTGGTCATGAATCTTGGAGCAGTCCCTCCTGTACCGTCAGTGTTACCATCCGCATCCCAACTGGTATATTGAACTCCAGTTGTAGTGCCATCAATCGAAGCAGGTCGATAAAAATAGTAACCACTTGATCCTAACGTACTTGGTCTAAATCTTCTCCCCCAACTATTACTAGAGATTGTTGGATTTTTATTCCCATGAGTTGGATGTGTCGGTTTAGTCTGATGAAATATTTTTTGTAAATCAAAACCAACTTCAAACAATACACCACCTGATCCATAAAGATTTAAAAACCATTTATTTGCATTATAAGCCCAACCATACTGTCTCCCGTATGCCTGAGAAGCACATGGTGTTCCATGGCTTCCAGTTCCACCTTTATAACTTTTATTAGTTCCATTACATCTATCCCTATTATAGGATCCTCTATGTGGTCCGTTTGCAAACCAATCACTGCTGTTAGGTGCAGTGATCGTTATATCAAATGTTGATGTCGATCCCGTGCCCGTGCAAGGATTATCTTTAACATTAATATATCCAATCATAGAGTGATTAGCACACCGAATATAATAAACTCCTGCAGTGTTGGGTGTCCATGATGTTGTCGAGTTTCCATTAGCACCTTGACCTGTGGCAGCTGGAGTAGTGACCTGATCTCCAGTTCCAGATGTTAATGCTGTTTTAATGTAAAATGCGTGTTCAGTGCCAACATTTGACATATTAAAGTTGACAGTATCCCCAACATAAAGTCTAACGTATGGACGGATTTGATTTATAATAGCACCTGAGTCAGGAGTCACAGTTCCTATACTTGCATAAGCAGCAGATCTTTTTGATGCATCAGACCACCATTCCTTTGCAACAGACTCAACTGGAACTTTTGTTCCATCCCAACGAGTAGTTAATCTTGTGCTAGGACTTGCCTCAAACCATGCAGAATCAAGATAATAAGGAGCATCTAAAACTAAATCCAATAAGTCACACATACCAGTTGTGGAAGACGATGAAAATCCACTTCTTAAAGCATTACCACCAACGTAATTACTCGGTGCTTCAGTAGAAGCATTTCCCCCTACACCATCTCCTTGTGAAGCATCATAAGTTTTTATATTTGTAATTGCACTTGGATTGCAGAATTCAATATGCCCAAACCACATATCCTGATCACATACAATTACATCAATATCTAATCCTGTTCCATATTGAGGTAATTTACTATTAACTACGGATGTTGGATCTCCTAATGTCACCCAAGGATTTTTTTTTGCCGAGTGTCGATATAATTGAGCTGAACATCTATTCAATTTATCAGAATTAAAATTTTCACGAATACCACCAGAAGTATTAGTTATTTTTTGTTGATTTTTTACATTTGATGAATATCTATCGGTTAGACTAACTTCTACTAAATCGTCTGGGTTACTCTGATAAGTTCCTGGATATGCACATATATTGACATTTACATAATCTACTTTTGAATTTGATCTAAGTTCAATTGCTTCTGTATCTGTTAATAGATAAATTCCTCTTACATCACTTTGAAGACAATCATTTACACACTCACATTCATCCGTCGGTATATTATCCTCTAATGATCCATCCTTCATCAACTCAGCATGAATGAACTCCCAATCACTTTTTTGAAAACAACCAACACAATATTCTTTTTTTACATCACCTGATGGTTCTTTAGGTAATGTATCTTTAAATGCTTCAAAATCTGCTTTTCGACTTTCATAATTATCAAGATCAGTTAAACTCATAATTTACACTATCTACCTAAATCTGGTACATCTCCAGTTCCAGAAACAACTGGTCCAGATATAAATTTATCACCTGCAGGAGGATTTTTAAGGTAATCCTCACCAACATAACTACCCTTAAATACTCTCTGTAAAAAACTACCAGCAGTTTTTTCAATTAAATTTCCAATAAGACCTTTTGCTTGAACTTTCGTTCCTTTCAAAGTCACTGTTGATGCAGCATTTAAAGTTATGTTTCGACCAGCTTTTAAATCAATATCTTCGTCTGCCTGAACAATTACACTTCCTCCAGCAATTTTTACCTGACCATTACCCATCACGGTTATTGTAATATCTCCCTCAACTGAAGTAATTTTAACAGAAGTATCACTTCCACTATTCTTAGATCCTGCAACCACCTCAATTGTTCTTTCATTATGAAGTCGATAAACTCCAGATTCACTTAAAGCAGAAAACTGTTTGTCCTTATTATCTGTAACAGCATATTGTAAATATGTATTTGGACCATCAGATCCCATCTGTGGATTATTCACATCAAGTCGAAACTTAGGACCTTTACTATCAATCCTTCTTGCTTCCCAATTTTGATTTGATTTTTCTGCCATTAGTAACCACCTCCATATCCACCACCACCTGATGGAGGAGTGCTTGGTGGTGGAGTGCTTGGTGGTGGAGTCGTTGATGTATTATTTGTCATGGTTGATGTTGGAGTTATAGTTGGTTGATCCGTTGTAGTGTCTACTTGTGTGGTAGTTGATGCGACACCTATAACAGATGGTGTGAAACTTTGCTCTGGTGTGTCATAAATTATTTCATGTGGCACTGAAGTATGAACTGCACCTACCATTTTTTCACCAGTTTCAGGGTGGAAATGATAAGGACCGTAATATGGTTTACCGTTTACATATCCCACAATTTGATTAGTTTCTGGTCCTACGCAATCTATGACTTGAATTATATCACCTTGTGGAGTAAGAGGTAATCTACCTATTATTGGTTTGATAAGTGCACCGACACCTGTGGATGAAGACACAACAATTTTAGGTATTTCAGTAATTCTAACATTATTTATTGGAGTCGCAGATATGATTACACCGTTGTTAATCGTCAAATTATATCCATCTGCAGACGCATCAATATATCCTTGCCCACCATCTACTACTTTAGTTCCAATAACACCAACAGGAGTTTCGTCAGAATTTATAACATCATCAGTATTCGCACTCGGATAATTTTCTCCATCAGAAATCATATCTACACCGATAATCTGACCATAAGTATTTGAATTTGGATCATAATCAATAATGGCTCTTCCAACTGCACCGTATCCTTGTCTACATGGATCTTCAAAACTTACAACGGGAGGAGTCGTGAAGTATGTTGAACCTGGATCTGTAATCTCAACACCAATAATACTTGCAGTTCGACTCACGTCCGCAGTAACATCAGATAATCCTTCCGTATTATCTACGATACCACCCAATATAACTCGACCCAATCCACCAATACCATCACCACCAAAGAAACTGACAGTAGGAGGTCCGCAAAAAGTTTTAGTCGCACAATCTGGTTTTGTTAAAGGACCACTATCAGCACCAAGTGTATCTGCGATATTCATATTTTTTAAAACATTATCATAAGCATCCTGTAAATCGAATGTTCTAGCAGCACCGTATCCAAGAGTAAATTTTTTGACTTGACCAACACATTTACCATCACTTTGATTACAATCTAATACTCCACCAATCGATTTAAATACGTCAGAACTACTTCGAAGAAAATCCTGAACTTTAAAACTTTTTGGAACAATATCACTCAATCCCTCAAGTGGTGCATCAAGAGCCGATGATATGTCATTTGTGATTCCATTTAATAGTGAACCAGCTAATTGTTCAGTGATACATGTGCCAGTATCTACAACTTCAAAAACAGCTGATGTAATCATATCTCGAATTGTTTGTCCTAATCCATTAACGACTTTACCACTCAAACAGTTAAGATCATCTTGAAGTGATTTCACTTTTGATACTTGTGCTTTTTGTGCTTCAATACCTGCAATTTTTGCAAGACCACTATTTTGGGTGACTGCAAATACAGTTCCATATACTTTATTATACAATGAATCCAATCCTCCCTGAAGTTCAGGAATCATACCTGAATACAAAGATTCCATCATTGTTGACACTGCACTATTTGATAAATTTTGTATTTTTTTAGTTACGTTCGCAACATCAGATAAAAAATCTGTGCTTTCACTCGCAACTGATAGTAAATTATCCAGACTTGCGGATACTTTTCCTATAAAATTATCAGCACAAGCATCAGCAGGTATTTCTGATTTTCCAAAAGTAGATGATGCTGATATTTTATTTTCACCTTTACCTACTTTTCGTGTGACAGGAGATTCTTGTGAATCTGGGTCTGTGCCACCAGATTCATCCTCTTTCAATGTACCACTTACAACTGATATATTATCATTATATCCAGTAAATGGTATAAATCCAATTGATTCTGAGGGTAGATCCTTTCCAATACCTTTTGTTCTTGCAAAAGATCCTAATATCATAGGTTGTTGTGCGGTTTCACCATCAAGGAAAAATCCAATTACAACATCACCTGGTCTTAGTTCGATAGATGTTGCAAAATTTGCTCCTCCCGTTCCTGATGTAGAGGGGAGCATAACATTAGCCCATGGTAAATCTTCATCAGGCAAATCTGCCTTTGAAAAAGGATGATATCCCATGATACGAACCTTTAATCGATTACCCCATGTTTTACTTCCTTTTTTTGGTGCAAGTTGTTCCCCTTGTGCTGCTGATGGTGCAATTTGACCTACCCACCAACGGAAACCATCCTTTCCTACAAAATTAGTTTTAAGTAATGATTCGTCTATCATGATTCGTCTCCAGTCAATCCAAATGTATCTCTCACTAATGTCATAGAAGTAAATGATCTTTTTGCCTCAAAATGATGACATAATTCTTTTATCAAATATTTACCACCCGTTTCTTGATCAAATTCAATAGAACCCTCTCTTGATATTTTAGGAAATCTACAAGTTATAACATCTCCAGCTCTTAAATCTGTATTGCAAGGAACAGTCATACTTAAACTTTGTGTCATTAGTAAATTATATCTGACAATATTTTGTCCTTGATATTCTTCAGGAGAATAATTAGTATCGGTAGACACACCTACTGTTGCACCGACATCAACAATTTGAGATACAACTCTTGTCGGAAGTTGATCTAGTGTCTGAGTTGCATCATCAGATATTTTAGGTAACTCTAAATCTCTACCAAGATTTTTTATACCCTCTTTTGCCCCATAATTATATTTTGTCTGTGAAAAAACAAAAGTTAAAGGGTTAAATGCCAATCTAACAAATGAATAAGTTCCCATTCTCAAGTTTTCGATTAAGTTTTGATTCTTGTCTACACTGTACTGTAGAATTTTATAATCATTATTTCGAGTTATTGAACTTTCATTTACATCTGTGTAGGTATATGTTGCCTTTGACTTTTCTTTGATGAGAGAGTCAATAGATGCAAATTTAAATCCATCTTGAGTTTGAAAAAATACAAATCCAGCTGTCGCATTTTTTGAAACATCAGGAACTGATTTAGATGCTAATGATATTAATGTTGAAAAAGGTTTTCTAAGATTACCAACAAAATTATAAGATCCTCTTGTGTTTTCCACAGTATATCTAGATTCATCTACCACTAAGACATCTTTCAATATTTTATTTACAGAATTACTAATTGTTCCATTGTATCTTTTCATCACTCTGGTAGTTTCGTTTGTGATTGCCTCTCTTGATACTAAATTAAGTAAAAAACTTTCCCTCTGTTCTTCTTGAAGAACTTGGGTAATACTTGATACAAACAGATATTTTTTAGGATCTGATGAAAAATCAAGTCCAGTTTTTTCTGATCCTGCTTGTGTTTCCCCTTGATCTATAATTTTCATCGACAATCTCTCACCACCCCTTAGAGGAAGTCCATTATAAATTGATTGTTTTGCACCATCCGTTTTCTTTGGATCAATAGTATCTTTGGGTGAAATACTATCACCTGTGTTTATGACTCTTATTTTTGCAGTCACAGTAGGTGAGAGAATATCCTCATAATAATCAATACTGACAACACCTGATCTCAAATCAACTGTTCTTTCTTGATCATTTGACTCAAGTATGAGTTCTTCAAAACTGGATGCTTCTGATGCTGACATATGTTAAAATAGAGATAAGGCGAATTGATCTTTAATGCTGTTATCTTTTTGAACTACAATCTTAGTTTTACCTTTAGATCTCATTCCTCCTTGTGATTGAGACTGACCACCTTTGTTTCCAACAATCATTACAGTATTTTTAGATTTCCTCTCTGGTGTGATTGTGGTCGTGCTCACTGTTTTTTTAGGTTTACTTATATTTAACTGATATGCCTCTTTTGCTGCTTTAATTTCCCTAAAGTCAGTTGTTGTGGATCCATCCTCTCTTACAATAGTAAACTTACCACTACCTGATTTACCGATAGAAGATCCCTCCATTTTTAAACTTGTAGGTTTTCCATCACTTTCTTTGGTGATGGTTGATTGAACTTGCTCAGTTAAATTAGAATTTTCAGGTCCGACAATATCAACACCTGTTCCTGCCTTTTCAATTGTTTTTATTGTATCATTAAATTCATCAGATTTTGATGCCATAGTTTTTTGAACATCACTGACACTTGATTTAAGTTCTTTATCCTTTAAATCTTTATCTGTCAACTCTCGATTTATTTCTTTTTTTACTTTTTTCTTCTTTAATCCAAGAAAACTCTTAACACCATCTAAAAGTTTATCCTTTATACCATTAAATGCATCTTTTAGTTTTCCAAATACTCCCTTAATTTTATCTCCAATATCATTAAAATTTAAGTTTGATATAACATCGAAAGCTTTTCCAATAACCTTACCAATAGATTTAAAAAATCCAATCACACCATCAAAAAATGCTTTAAATTTATCTACAATATCACGAATTACTTTAATTACTTTTTTGATAAAATCAATAATCTGAGGTAATTTATTAAGCACAAATCCAACTAAAAGTGCTTGGACAAGTGCCATTAATCTCTCTAATGGTCCTCTTCCAGATCCCATTGATTTTTGCTGCTCTCCCCTTTTTTGAGATTTTTCTTGTTCTAGGAGAGATTCTTTTTCCTGCCTTTTTTTCTTCTCTTCTCTATACTTTTGAAACCTTTCAGAGGTTGCTCTCAGTCTTTTCTTAATTTTAACATTTTTCTGCACAGACTTTGTTAATCTCTTACTACTTTTAGCGACACCCTTCATCGCACCTGCAGTCTTAGATGCTATTTTTGCTCCGATTTGTAAAACTGCTGATGCTGCCATATTATACTAAAATATTATATTGAGTTTGTGAGTATAATGTAAAATTATTATCAGAATTTGATGCAGATATATTTGGAACTGAAGATGCCAGATTTCCACTACCAGAAGTTCCGACTGAACCACCACCCACATTCGTAGTTGCATCCACAATATTTGGAGGTGCTTCATTAAGTGTGGAGACACTTACTTTTTTGGGACTTGAATCTATATTAGGAGATGTTGTTACACCTCTGAGACGATTATAATATTTTGATTCAATTTCTTCTTTTATCTCATTTTTTCTTTTTTGACTAACAACAGGGACTCTTACTCTTTTCTTTCCAACTCTTTTCATTGTGTATGAATCAGGTTCGGCATTTTCCTGTGCTTGTTTGACCTCTGCATCCATTTTCGTATGAGTATCATTTAAAACCTTACGTTGTGCTTGAACTTCTTGAAATATTTTTTCCTGTTCTGCACTTCTTTTACCCTTAACCTTAAAACCTTTACTAGTATTTTTACCAGGTTGTCCCTTTATATTCATTCCAGCATCTTTTAATCTTTGATCTAAAGCATCATGTTTTTCTGTAAATGCTGCACCACCAGTTGCATAATCTCTTCCAGCATCAATACCTTTTTTCATGGCAAATAAAACACCAACTCCAGCTGCTAATCCAAGTGCAATCAATCCTGCTGGACTTGCCAGAAATCCCAGTATCGCACCACCAATAGAAATAACAGCACTTACCACACCAGATATAATGCCAGGCAATGCCAACAGACCACCATTTAAAGCAAGAAATATACCACCAACCACTGCGACTGACTTAATTATTGTATTTCTCATCTTTTTAAATGTTTCAGTATCACCAGACATTAGTGCCTGAATCATTTTAATTCCCTTATTTGCTATAAATCCAGCAAAGAGTGCCATAAAAGCATCAGATAATCGACCTAATACACCCTTCACAGTTTTACCAACTGCCTCTACAGGTTTAAGTAGAGTTTTACTTATTGATTTACCAACACCTTCTAATAATCCCTCCTTCTTTTTAGATTTGTCTTTTTCATCTTTTAATATCTGTTTTCTTTGTGCTTCTCTTTGTATTGACTTTTCTCTCTCAGCGTCATTTACTAATATCTGAGAAACTCGATTAGTATTTAATATAACGACGTTTTTTAATAAAACTATCTCTCTTGAGTTTTTTTCTATTTGCTTGACAAGAGGATCTGACCCTTCTCTATTAAAAACTTTATTTGCATTTATCTTTCTTCTCTTTAAAATAGGGCTACCACCAACACCACCTCGCATTGAAGTCATCTTATTACTAAAATTTTCATATGCTGGAGAGTTATCCATTACCTTGTTGTCTTTGTTTTAAGTTTTCTTCTTCAATATATTGTTCTAAAAGAGCAATATACACATCTTTTTCCCATGGTATCATGTTTTCAATCTCTGTTAATGAATATTTATGGTGCTGCATCAAAGCAAAGTTAATCTTATAGTATGACTCTAAACTCGCATGAGCCATACCTACTCGAAAAAAGACGATAACCCTTCTAAAACGATATCACTTTTTACCTTTGTCTCTGGATTCGTCACTTTAACGGTATGAGACAATTTAGGCATGGTATCAAAGAAATTTTCAATCTCTTTAAATTGTTTTGAATTTAATTGATCCAAAAACTCAACCATTTCTTTTTTTGTACAATCCGCAGATGTCCAAGATTCTTCTTCATTGTATATTTGATCAATACATGAGATAATTAAATCAAATGACTCCTCAACTCCAATATTACCAGTTAAATCAAAATTACTTTTTATAAATTCTGATAATGAAGGATATTTCATTCTTAATACTAAATTATCATCTAATTTTATATCTTTGTTATGATCAGGATGTTTTTGAACTTTGATTTCATCAAGTGGAATCATCACAGGAACTTGTGTTTTTTCATCATCAGGACATGTAATGAGAACTTCGACATTCTCACCAACAGATTTTCCCCTTATATTTAAAAAGAGATATTCAATATCAAAAGTAGATAATTTATCAACCTTAATTCCTCTTGATAATATACAATTATTAATTACACTTTTAATTGCATTCGTTATCTGTTTCTGATCTTCAGATTCCATTGCAATAATCAATATCTTCTCCTCTTTAACTAAAAATGGTCGATATTTTATTTTTCGATCAGAAGAAGGTAAAACCAACTCATATGTCGGTGTTGCAATTTTTGGTAATGGCATAATGTTTATAGCACTTCAGTAGTTTTATTTATAGGACTTTTTTGAAATCCTGACAGACTAAAAATTTTGGGGAAATTTTTTTCCCCGATTTTTGAAATTAAAAGTCAATTTTGGTTTAGACTCTTGCCTTTTCAATGTTCTCACTCTTCTTTCTATTAAAAGAAAGACTTGTTTCTTCTCCTGCAATATATCTCTCATAACTGAACGTTACATTAGTTCTCAGCACATCAGAACTACCATACTGAACAGGAGTAGAAGAAAAATTAATTGGGAACAACCCAAAGAAAGTATATTCTATCTCTGAACGATAATCAACATTAAACTTTATAATTTTTGTCTTGTCACATTTATAACCTGCCGAACCTCTTGGATATCTCATTCGATAAAAATATCCCAAGTCAGTTTTCTTTAAAGGTGATGTTGGTGACTTTTCTGATCCAGTTGCAACGTAATCTATCCAGTGTTCAAAAAACTTTATCATTTTATAATCTTTATCAACATAGAAATCAAGTGATAACTCTGTAAATATTCTCGTATGTGCGAATTTTTCTTGTACACCCGTAAAATTACCAAATATATCAGTTGTTGCAAGAGAACTACCTGGTATTGATGCTTGATTGCATAATAATCCAGCGTTCTCCGTTATAAATCTTCTATTTACCCCCTTTGTACCAAGAAACTGAAATAGGTCTCTTGATAGACCATCAAAGAACACCTGATAATGAGATGTTTGAGCTAC